CGCGCGAGGTCGAGATCCGGCAGCGAGTTCCGCGCGAGGTTCTGGATCTGGACGAGCCGGCCGGCCCATCGGCCGGTCCTGCTCGCCCCGTAAAACTGCAGGATGCCTCGAAGCCGGCCGTCACTGCAGACGGCCCCGAGCATCGTGCTGTACTTAGCGGTGGACGTCTTGCCGAGCGCCTGCCGGATCTCCAGCACGCGCCGGACCTCGTCCGGTATGTATTGCAGCGTCAGGGCTGCGGAGACGACGTCCTTCGTGACCTGCTTCAGCGGGAGGCCGTGTTCTTCGAGCCACACCCGGAGCTGTGGCAGGCTGTTCGGGTTGTCGAGGCCGGTGATCTCCCGCGCCTCTTCCTGCAGCTCCTGGCGCCTCCGCTCGTCATGCCGGACGATCTGGTTGACCATCGCCGTGTCGATCCGGACGCCGCGGTCGTTCATCCGCTGGTCCAGCTCCCACAGCCGCTGTTCGCTCATCGCGAGCGAGTACGGCTCGAGGGCTCTCCGGATCGCCATCTCCGTCACGACGTCCTGCCGGTTGTATTCGATGTAGAGCTTCCACTTCTCCGGGTCATGGTACGGCAGGTTCCTCGTCCGCCCTCCGTTCGCCTTCGTTGGCCTGCATGGCTTCGAGAAATACTGGATGAGGGACTTGCCCACGGGATCCTTCAGCTGGTCCTCCGGAAGCCCCAGCGCGGCGCCTGCGCCCGCAAGGGATCCCGGAAGGCCGCACTCCATCGCGAGGATCATCGTGTCGCTCCATTGCTCCGGAGGCATTTCTTCCTCAAGCGCCCGCGCGAGGCACGTCCGTTCGAAGTTGGCGTTCCACGCCCTCTTCTGCACGTTCGGATCAACTAAAGCGTGCAGGAACTCCGCCGGCCAGCTGTGCGGCCCTGTGCAGTCGTGCACCTGCACCACCCCGCCGTCGAAGCTGTAGCCGATCAACAAGACCTCGAAGTCAGGCGCCTCCGTGTACCGGTAGACGCCCGCCTCGCTGAGGTCGACGGAGCTGTATGTCTCGATGTCGATGCTGAGGGTCCGCACTTTAGAAGTCCTCCTCGTCCTCGTCTTCGAAGCCGTCGCCGAAGTCGTCCTCCGCCTTTGCGCGTGCTGCGCCGAGGTGCTCGCCGTCCTTCAGCTTCTGGATGTTGTTCAGGCCGACGCCGACGCCGCGGTTCCCGTTCGAGTCGTACGGGAAGAAGTTGATGGAAGCGCGCCCCCAGCATCCGCTGTACACTTCATCCGGGTCCAGGATCTCGTTCAGGTCCTTGTCGACGATGCCCGGCTTCGTGGTGCTGTTCGCGTTCAGGAACATCATGCCGGCATACTCCGGCGCCTCGTCTGCCCTCTCCTCGTCTCCGTCACGGAGCGGCAGGTGCAGGTTCTTCGGCTTCTTGCCGCCCCACTTTGACGTGATGCCATCCTGGACCGCTTCGTCCATCGCGGCGCGGATCTTCGCGATCCCAGCCTTGTCTTCCTTCGGGATGAGCAGGCAGATGCTGTACTTCGCGTCCTGCCCTTCGCGGAACGCCCTGCTCCTGAAGATGTTCACATAACTGAATCTGACCTTTCCTGTGATGACCTTTGTCGCCATTCCTTTCCTCCTTACTCTGCGAAGTCTGCCTTCGCGCTCTCTGTGGTGTTTATTGCATCTCTTTTGTCGCTTTCCGGGACGAGGACCGGCTTCCCTGCCGGCTTGATGATCAGGTCGCCGAGGACCTCCGTCAGCTTCTTCTTCCCGACGATCTTCTCCATCGCCGTGATGCCGTAGAGCTTCCGCTCGTACAGCGCCGCCTCCGGCCATCCCGCGGCCTGCAGCGCTTCCGCGACCTTCAGGTCGTCCGCATACTTCCGGACGCTCCTGCCCTCGACGAGCTTCCAGCCGTCGAATTGTTCGCCGGCGAGCGCCTGCTCCAGCGCGTAGCCCTGCACGTCTGCCGCCCACTTCTGCAGCTCGTCCGCCCGGCGCAGGATGTCACCGATCTCGTCCGGCTCGAGCAGGTCCGGCTTCCGGAACTCATACGCCGCGAGCTCCAGCTGCTTCTCCGCCCGCGTCCTGCAGACGGCCTTCGCCGGGCACCAGCGGCACCAGTCGCCGCACTCCGTCGGGGCGTCCTTCCCTGCTGCCTGCTCCGCCGCCGGTTTTACCACCGTTTCAGCCCACTTGAACAGGTCGAGGAGCGGCATTTCTTCGGTGCTGACGTGATCGAGCCGCGGCTGGATGATCGTCATCCGCACCGTGTCGAGGTCGTAGATGTCCCCGAACAGGACCGCCGCGCCGAGCCCGTACAGCCGCAGCTGCGGGTTTCCGATCGCGTCGACGCGGACGCCCTTGCCGTACTTCAGGTCGACGACCTCGATCACGCCGCCGCCGATGATGACCGCGTCTGCGGTGCCGAAGCCGCCCGGGATCCAGTCCTCGAGGCTGAAGTGCTGCTCCGCCATAAGCTCCGCGGAGGGATCGCGCTGCAGGGCTGCTTCGTAGATCTCGTTTACCCTGTCGGCGTAATACTCGGTCGCCTCTTCCATCTCGCCGCAGTAATACTCGGACGAGCGGGCGGCGTCGAACTCCTGGCTGACCTGTTCGATCCCGCACCGGACCTTCAGCTCCGCGAGGTAGTGCGCCGCGGTTCCCTCGTCCGCGTAGGCGGAAGACTCTGCCGCCGGGCACTGCTCCGCGAGCCGGATCGAGCCGGGGCAATGGATCCACCGGTCCGCCGCACTCGGTGAGAGCTTCGCGTGTGCTTTAGCCATTGAGGGCCTCCTTCGCTTTCTCCATGAGTCCCGGAAGAAGCTCCAGCGGGACGTCGGTCAGCTTCTTGTATCCGGTCTCCGCGATCAGTGCCTTCGCCGGGTTCCCGGTCTTCTGCTTGTTGAGCGCTGCGAGCGTCTTCCTGACCTCGACCCGGAAGTCCTCCGTCACTGCGGGCGCCTTCGCCTCGACAGCTTCCTCCGGCGCTTCCCACGGGATCGCGACAGGAGCCTCTGCGGGCGCCTCTTCTGCCGTCGTGGGTACTTCTTCCACCTGCGCCGCTTCGGGCGCTCCGGCGCCTATTGTGAGCCCGTCCTGCGAGATCGTGACGACGTGCCCGGTGTTTATGTGTGCCTGGAACTCTTCCAACGATTCGAACTCGACTGTGATCCTCATTCCTTTTCCTCCTTTGCCGGTCTCCCGACCCTGCGCTTCACGATCGCCTTCGGCTTCTCCGGCGCTTCACGCCGGATCGTGACAGGCAGCATGAACGCATGCATTTTCTCGATACAATCCGGGCAGAAGTCCTTCCCCTCGTAGGTCCCATCGTCGTCGCCCTCGTCCGGTCCGACCTGGATCCAGAACGGGATGCCGGTGATCTCCGTCCCGCAGCGGTCGCAGACCGTTTTGATGATCTTCATTCTTCTTTCCTCCTGTAATAGTTGAGGATCGCCACGTGCACGGCCGTCTGGATCGCGTTCTCCAGCCCGTCGGGGATCCTGGTTTCACCGGGTTTTTTCTTTATGTATAAATCCGGTGTTATGTTGTAGAACTTCTCGAGCAGCACCATCGTGGGCCTCGCCATGCGTCCTCTTTGCGCACAGTCCGCCAACCATTTCTCGGATCCTCCGATTTCCCGCGAGGCCTGCTGCAGGCTGAGCCCGCGCTTCTTCAGTTCCGCGCGCAGAGCGTCGCCGTCGATGTCAGTCATCGGTTTTCGTGACATTTCCCCTTTCCTCCTTTTTCCTTACTCTTCAACCGTTTTGATGATCTCCCGGATCTGCGCGATCGCCTGGTTGTCCGGAATGGACGACAGTGCGATCTCCCTGACCAGGTTCAGTGTTCCGAACGCTGCGAGCAGCCGGATCAGTGTGTTGTTTTCCATCTCTTTCACCTCCTTCCCTCGAAGTGCACCCCGAGCGCCATCGCCGCGGCACCGGCGCCCATCATCGCGAGCGGTATCCAGACGCACTCGCTCTCAATTGCCCCCGCGCCGACCAGCGCAAGGATGAACCCTATAACCTCAGCCGCAGTTGCCATCGTTTCCTTCCTCTCTTTCCTTCAGCAGCAGATCCAGCAACGCCTCCGCGAGTAGTGTCAGATCCATTCCGTTTTCTCCTTGTGTTCTGTTTCGTGTACTTTTAGCCGAAAAAAATATAATCCGTGCTTGTGCCGTAGAACGCCGCCAGCTTTGCCGCGATCTCGCCGCCCGGGATCCTCTGCCCCGTCTCGTACAGACTGAGCGACGCGACCGAGATCCCTGTCTCCTTCGAGACGTCGACCTGCGACCGGAAGACTCCGCGCAGCTCGCGGAGCCTCCTGCCGATCGCCTCGGCGTCGAGCTTCAATGTGATCATGCTTCACCTCCTTTCCGTTCGATCCTCTTGACCGGTTCCCACTCGCCGGGGTATCCCTCGCAGATCTCCGCGAGCTCGTACTCGTTCTGCTCCTGGAAAAGGTCCACGACCAGCTCCTCCGCTTCCTTCAGCGTGTCGCAATGGAACACGCGGGTGTATGTCCGCGCCCACACCTGCAAGAGGTACACTGTCTCTGGCACGCCGATGATCTTCACGACAAGCGGGTCCTTATTGTACGGGGCTCCGGCTACTGCATGGAAGCCGGCATATTCAAGATCCCTGAGTATTGTCCGGAGTTCTTTCTCGTTGCTGCATCTGATCTCGTCGTCCAGTTTCATCCCTGCACCTCCTCGAACCTTCCGTCCGTGCTGAAGTCCCAATCCATCCGGCCGTCCTCGTAGATCCCGCAGTCGTGAGCGGTGAACGTCCATCCGGAGGCGACGTTCTGCATGACCGCCATACATGCCGGAAGGAAGCCGCCGGCATGAATGCAGCGGTACGTTCCGCCGCCCTGGTTCTCATACACCCGGCCGCGCTCCGGTGTGAAGCGCTGCCGCGTTGCGTAGTATCTTCTCATTTCTTCCTTCATCTCTTTCCCCTCCGCACTCTGTTCTGTAGCGTGTACCTGTTTGGTACACGTTTAGCTTACTGCTACAATTGTAAATTGTCAACGGTTGTTATAGAATTAAATATGCAAATTGTGAATTTTTTGAGAACAGGAGGGACGTCATGGCGACTTTTGCAGACAGAATAAAAGGACTTAGAGAAGAGCACCATCTCACGCAGCAGGAATTGGCGTCCCGCGTCGGGACAACGAAAAGCGCGATCAGCATGTACGAGCGCGGCGAGCGCCGTCCTTCGTTCGAAGTCGCTGACGCGTTGACGGACTTCTTCGACGTGTCGATCGCTTACCTGAACGGGTCGAGCGATGAGCGCGGCCAGTATCCGCGGCACGACCGGATCACCGTCCCGCTCTCTTCGGAAGAGCACTCGGTCCTGCTGGCGTATCAGACCGCCAGCGAAGAGATCCGTGCCGCCGTCCGTGCGGTGTTGGGTGTCCGCTGATGGTCGGCGTCATATATGCCAGGTATAGTGAAGGACCGCGGCAGACGGACCAGTCCATCGAGGGACAAGTCGCCGACTGCAGGGCATACGCGGAGCAACACGGGATCCAGATCGCGGACGTGTACGCGGACCGGCACATCTCCGGCCGCAGCGTCGACGGCCGCGACGCGTTCCAGCAGATGATCCGGGACGCGGAGAAGCGCATCTTCGACTGCGTGATCGTGTGGAAGGTCGACCGCTTCGGGCGGTCGCGTGAAGATATAGCGGTGAACAAGATGCGCCTCCGCAGGGCGGGCGTGGTCCTCATGTACGCGCGCGAGTCCGTGCCCGATGGTCCTGAAGGGATCCTGATGGAGTCGCTCCTGGAAGGGCTCGCCGAGTATTACAGCGCGGACCTGCGGCAGAAGGTCGTCCGCGGCCAGCGCGAGAGCGCGAAGAAGGGCCGCCTGCCGATCGGGGCGATGCCGATCGGGTACGCACGGGACGCCGCCGGGCTGTGCGTGGTAGATGAGAACGCTGCCGAGGGCGTGCGCGAGGTCTTCCACCTCGCCGCGATCAACGCACCGATCCTGCAGCAGCAGGAAGCGCTCGCCCGTCGGGGGATCCTGACCAAAAAAGGGACGCTGATCGGGCAGGCGTCGATCTATAGGATGCTGAGGAACGAGCACTACATCGGCGCGCCGTGGGTGATCCACGGCGTCGAGGTACCGTGCCCGGCGATCATAACAAAAGAACAGTTCGACGCGGCGGCGGCCTATAGGAAAGGCCGGAAGCTCAACGCGTCAGGGAGGGCCGGTGTGGAATATTTACTGAGCGGGAAATGCTTCTGCGAGACGTGCGGAAAGATGCTGCAGGGGCGCAGCGCGACCGGGAAAAGCGGCCGCAGATATTATTACTATGAGTGCCCGGAGAAGGGACACCTGCGGATGCACCGCGACGAGCTGGAGGATCTTGTGATCCGGTCGACGTTTGAGGACGTCCTGACGGACGAGATGATCGAAGCGCTGACGAAAAAGATCATGGAGCTGCAGGAAGCGCGCCGCGCAGATGACCCTGCTGCCGCGCTGGAGGCTCAAATCGCCGCCCTGCAGGCGCGGGCCGATAATTTGGTAACCGCCATCGAGTCAGGCGGCGGCGCGCGTCTTGTGGCGCGTCTGGATGAGGTGGAGAACGAGCTCGAGGATCTGCAGCAGAAGGCGCTGGAAGCCCGGGCGCCGAAGCCCGTCGTGCCGGAGCCGATCGTGCGCGGCTGGCTCCAGTCGCTGCAGGCGTCAGACCTGAAGGACCCGAAGGCACGGAAGCGGCTCGTCAGCACGTTCGTCGCCGGCGTCACTGTCGGACCGGACGAGGTCACGATCGCGTACAACGCACAAGAAAAGGGCCTGCGCTGTGTTCGCGTAGACCCCGGAAAGTGGACTTCTCGATCTGGTACGCGAACACCCCAGCACGTGCCGCGCATCGTCGATGGTCTCATTATACTACAAATAAAAAGAGCCTCCCGCCCGGAGTAGTACCGAACGAGAGGCCAAAGAGGAAAGGAAGTCTAATGCCTTACATATTGAAGGGACACCCACCCGGGGACGCTTGCGAGCTTGCCCCAGCCGAGGAACTCTGCCTCGATCGCGACGACGAGCCCCTTCGGCAGCACGAGGCCGTGCCCGCCGACCTGCAGGAGCTCCGCGTCCGTCGATGGCGCCGTCCTGACGTTCAGGGCCGTCGCTGTGATCACGCCGGCATAGCTTACCGGCACCGGCGCGCTCTGCTGGTCGAAGCGTCCGAGGTTCTGAGAGCAGACCACGTTCCAGACGTTGGCCACGTAGGACGAGCTGGTCGCGTACCCGTCCGCCCGGATCAGCTCGATGTAGTTCCGCGAGCTCGTGGCGCTCTTCAGGTTGTTATACCTGGAATTGCGCTGGATGAACTCGAAGTACATCCGGACGCCGTCTTCCATGTCCTTACCGACCGCGAAGCCGGCGGTGATGGAAGTCAGGACGCCCGGCGTGTATTCCTCCTTCGTTGACAGGTTCACGGCGCTCCTGCCGCAGCCCCGCCACCATTTAATGCCGAAGTAGTTGTGCCAGCGGTACGCGAGCTCGCTCATCCCGTAGCCGGACTCGATGCAGGCCTGCGCGATGATGGCGGACGGGAAGCGGTAGCCATACAGCGCCGCGTATTTCTGCACGATCGGCCCGATCTGGCTGATGATACTCGCCGCGCTCATCCGAGCGCCTCCGGCTCGTCCGTGTCGACCTCCGGAAGCCCGGCGAGCGATGTCAGGAGCGACAGGATGCCCGCCAGGAGGGACGCGGACACGACTGCCGTCCAGTTGACCTGATCCATGACCGCCGCCGTGCCGATGGTAGCGATCGCGGTCTGGCAGATGGTTTTGAGAGCGCGGATGCCTGCCGCGCGGATCCATTTCTCATTGATCATTCTTTTCTTCCTCCATCTTCAGGATTTTCTGATAGAGTTCCGTCGCGACGTCATTCCCGCCCAGCTGGTGATAGGCGGCGTAGGCTTTTTTGACGCTCTCCTTCGCGTAGATCGGGCACGCGCCGCGCTCGCTGTACTTGTTGTAGCTGTTGACGATGCTCTCACGGAGCAGCGCCTGGACGCCCTCCGCGATCGCCTCGTTTTTGTCCTGCTCTGCTCTAAGCCGTGCGGAGACGGTGCGGTATCCCCAGCCGAGCACGGCGAGCAGACCGGCGAACAGCCATTGCACCCAATGGGTGGCGATAAATGTGATGATCTGCATCAGTTTGTGTGCTCCTCTATCCACTCCGCGGTGGCAGCTCTCCAGTGCGCCGGCACGTCCTCAAGCGTCCATGCCTCGCCGGTCTTCGGGTTGATGGTGCCGTTCAGGATCTTCTTTCCGTAAAATGCCGCCATAGCTTAGCCCTCCCCGTACAATTCGCTGACCGCTTCCCCGAGGTCATCAATTGCGCCGTCCTGAGTCTCCTGAGAATCCTCAAGAGCCTCTACCCTCTCCGTCAGGATCTCGACCGCAGTCTTGGCGCGGAGATGGATGTGTAGTTCGTAAGCGCTGACGGTCTCCTCGTCCTCGTAGACGGGCACGATCTCTGTCGAGTCGATGATGAGATTGAAGTATTCACCGATGGGATCGCCATTGTCTGTGGTGGTCTGGATGTGGGAAACGTTCGCCGGAGTGATCTTCGCCTCGTCTGCCTGAGCCGCCGCCATGGTCTCGTAGGTGGCAATAATGTCACCGATGCCGAGATCCTCCGCGAAGCTGATGACCGAGCCGTCTTTCAAAATCAGTTTCATATCTGTCCCCTCCCTTATACGCTTACCGTAGGCGTGTTATTGAACATGATGCACAAGCACTTCGGCGAATGGCTTGTGTTGCTGTTGGCAATCGTCAATTTGTCCTGCGCCGTTGTGTGTGTGATTGCCGACCCAAGATATAAGTCTTGCACCATTGTCGCAGAACCAGTCCCGTTTGTGGCGCACAGTATCGCGAACATGACCGATGTGTTTGGCGCAGTACCGACAACCATGAACCTCGCGGAATGGTTTACATTAAGCGCGGTGCTACCGCCCGCCGGAAGGTTGAACCCAAATGCACAGAAGCCGTCCATGCGGTCGTGCAATGTCTTGCCCGCGACCGCGTCCAGTGCGTTCTGTCCCGCCGTTGTCTGTGTAAATCCGTTTACAAGGTTCGCCTTTTTGACAACCTCGCCGTCAAGGGTGTTGATTGCATCGTTCAGCGCCCTCGACACTCTCGCGTCTGCAACCTTGCCCGCCGTGGTCACGTTCGTGGCTTGTGTCACATCTGCGGTGTGGACAAGGGAAGCGTCCAACGTGGGGTCAAGTGCGACCGCCATGATGTCGGACACGTTCCCGTCTTCGTTTATGGTTTTAACGTATGACATGGATTATTCCCCCTCTTCTTCGGGTGCTTCCTCGTCTTCGGGGTCAACGGCTTCATAGAACGCTTCTTTTGCCGCTTCACTCAGCCACCCGTATTTGCTTGTGTCCTCAATGAGGATGATGGCGTAGTCCAGTGTATACTCGCCGGAACGAACACAATTGATAAATGCGGTTATGACCCTTTTCTCGCGCTTCGTCATTGTTTTATATCTCCTTTCAGTTCTCAAGAATTAACGCCTGCAGTTCCGCGACTTTGTTGTCAATGTATAATTTGGTATCTGCCACATACTCCACACTAACCGCACCCGCATCGGTGTAGATGGTGTTGCCGCCTAACAGGGTTTTTATGTCTGTTATCGGTGTGATGTTGTAGGACTGAGGTGTGGCGAGTTCGTAGCAGACCGTCTGACCAGTGACAGCGGTCTTAAAGTCTGCCGACACTGTGTAGCGGCTGTCCTTAACGTAAATCGTCCCTGTGGTCGCGTGTCCTTTAATCTGATAGTCGCCCATATCCGCAACGGTCGAAGCTGTGGTTGTCGCGTACATGGAAGAAATGAGGTTGAAGTTTCCGACCGCCTTGTCAGAGATTGCCGCGTAAAATGCGCCGCTTGCCCTCTGCCATGTCAGCGTACCCATATCTACCGCCGCATGTGTCACTGTCAGCACCCCGCTGACCACATCCAGTGTGCCGCCGTAGATTGTACCCGCTGAGGATTCCCATGCGATGGGGATGGTGGTGGTTTCGCTTGCAATGGACAGAAGCCCGATATTTGTTCTATACGGTTTACCTGTCGAAATCCTTATCTGCGTTACGCCGCTTGGAATTGTAATTGTGTCCGCATGGCTTCCGGAACCAGTAAATACGCCGATTTGCTCCACCCATGTGCCGCTTGCATCATACCCATGTATTCTGCTATTCGTGCCGATATAATTGTAATAGACGAATTTATATGTTTCGCCGCTTTCGACAGGGATTAGACCAGAATACTGGAATTCACTTGATGTGCTGATTACGCCATTTGCGCTTATTACTCCGCTTGTCCAACTAATCCCATCTAAAAGGTTTGTGCCGCTATGTGCCACCGTCAGACCAGTGCGCCCGCTGATGGGACGCACGTTTGTCGGGGACGGGTCGCCGCTACCACTCTGCACGGGTGTAATCTCTGCAACCAACGATTTGACCGCCACATCGTTCGCACCATCTGCAAACGCCGCAACGCTTCCTTCCGCGCTACTCGTCACCGCCGAACCGAACAGCCAACCAACGCCGCCTTCGGTGTCGCTGTGGTGTGTGATATTAAGCTGTTGCGCTTCCTCGTCCACCTCTACAGTCGCGCCATACGCCACCGCGATGTCTGCCGCATTCTCTGCCCGTGCCGCGTTCTCGCGCATCTCCGTGATGTACACGTTGTAATAGTTTTCGACTTCCTCGCCGTCATAGCCGGGGATGTCGGCAGACCTCGTAATAATCCCGGAGACGGTCAGCTGGTAGCCGTCCGGCGCAGTAATGCACAGCGCGAGCTCTCCGCAGGAGGTTGTCGCCTGCTCCGCGATCTCGATGGTGTACTCGTTCCCATCCGCCACGACCGCAGGGTGCGTCCCGTTGTCCGGCTCCGTGATGGTGTCGTACCACCCGTGGCTGTCCGCTGTCTTGTACCACACGGAGTACGTGGCGCCCTCCGGCTCCTCATAGTCCGCCGCACCGTCTCGCAGGACGAGCGTGAAGAACCTGCTCATCGCGTCGTGCTCGGTCACCTGCACCACCGGCGAGATGCCCTTCCGCGAGATGTCCACATTGAATACCCTCATTTTCCGTCTCCTTCCAAGAGTGCCTCGATGCTTGCAAGCCTGCCCTCGAGGTCATTGATGCGCTGCTGTTGCTTCTGGCAGATACCGACGAGATCCGCGATGATCTCGGTATAGCTGAGTCCCAGCATCCCATGCTTGTCTTCAGTGACTATATCGTTCTCGTCCTGAAGCGCTTCCTGCACTTCCTGAGCGATGAACCCGTGATGATAGCCGTCCCGCTCTTTGAACTTGAACCGAACTGGTCGTAATGCGAGAATGAACTCCTCAGCCTTTTCAAGGTCTGTTATTTCCTCTTTGCGTCGCTCGTCGGATGTCTGAATAACCTGCTCGCAGGTGATCGTGCCCCGCGCTGTGATCGCGTCCGCGCCGGTGATGTTGTAGCCGTGTGAAGTATCAAAACTGAGATCACCAGACAGCCAGATGCCGCCGTATGCGTCCGTGCCGCCGTATAGCGTTGTACCGTTCCGCAGGTAGTTCCGTTTGTTCGCGGACCCGTCGCCTTCAGAATTAAAGTCGCACGGACCGCCGGAGCCGATGTGCGTGCCGTTGTTCTTCGCCCATATGCCATAGTGTGCCTCGCTTCCGTTTGGAAGAAAGAAGCGGACACCGCCCAGCGTAACCGTTCCGCCGTCCGTCACCTTAAAGCCCGTCGAGGACGCGTCTGCGCCTTTGAACGTGCCGATGGAGATGCCGTCCGTCCCGATGTAGACACCATCCTTCGAACTATTGAGCGAGGTCTTGCCGTTGCTGATCGTGCCTGTTATCGTAACGTTGCCGTCCGAATCCAGTTTGAAGTTTCCGGCGGTGATCCGGAGAGCCTTATTGCCGAGGGTGATCGTGCCGTTGTCGAGGTCTATCGTCATTGCCCCGGATGTGACGCTGACGATCTTCCCCGTGCGGACCCTGTTCGCGCTCATGCTGCCGGCGGTGATCACGTCCGCGATCAGGTGCCCGCCGTGGACGTCGTCGAACACGAACGCGCTCGTGTATCTGCCGTTGACGCCGGTCTTTGAAAAGCCGAGGCCAGCGGAGTTGAGCCGCATGACGTGGGTCGCCTGGCTGAGGTCCTGCGTCCCGTCGAGGAACAGGATCTCCTTGATCGTCCCGTTCGCGTTCTTGACCATGTAGACGTAGCTGTCCGCGTTCGTGAGCCATTCCGTCGCGAGCGCGATCTCTGCGTCCATGATCTGCTGGAACTCGCTGTTCGGGTTCTCCACCGCGTCCGCGATGCTGGTCACGCTTGCGGTGATCTTCTGCGGGGCGCTGTCAAAGATGACCTCGTTCTTCTCCGGGTAGTATGGATACTCCCGCCGCTCTATGACCTGATAATTGACCGAGGTGCCCTTCGTGTCGTCCACGAGCAGCGCAACGGTGAAGAGACCGAAGTTGAGCGGCCCGTACTTGCCCGGGTTCGTTGCCTTCAGGTCGACGATCGCGCAGTCATACGACCGGACCGGCTTCGCCATCTGAGCGAGCCGCGCCTTCGCGTCGTCGAAAAGGTTCTGGACGACTGTGTACCGCTCGTCCTTCCAGTAGACCGAGATGATCTTGTCGCTGTAGCTGTGGTCGTCAATGTAGGCGTAGGGGTAGGTCGCGCCGCCGATGGTCGCGCCCTGGATCGTCAGGCCGTCCTTCCCGTAGGGATAGATCCGCGTCGCGAAGCCGGTGGACTTCCCTTTGTAGTTGATCTCCTTCAGGTTCAGCTCCCGCGTCGCGAAGGACCCGACCGGCTCCCCGATCGTCTGCGGGATGATCCGGACCGTCCGCAGCTTGTTGTCCCATCGGATGTAGACCTTGAACACGCTGCAGCAGGTCTGGCATATCTCGAGCGGCGTGTAGTCGCCTTTGATCGTCCGGCGCTGGCTGTAGAGCGCCTGGTCGATCACCGTCCAGCCGGACGGTGCCACCGCTTCAACGATGTCCAGACAGGACTTGCTCCCGCTGTTGTATCCGACGTAGAGCGTCTGCCGCCACGCGTCGAGGTCGAGCTGGCAGATCACTTTCGCGCTCGTTGCTCCGGCGTCGATTTGTTTGACGAGGTAGCGCTGGCCGCCGCGGTCGGTGATCTGTTCCTCCTCCTGCAGCATCGCATAGATCGGATCATATACGGGGATCTCGAAGATGACCTCGTCCAGTCCGTCCGCCAGCTGCCGGACGCAGTAGTCGTCGACCTGCAGCGGATAGCTGCTGCCGTTGTGGTATAGTGTCAGCACTTCCGCGCCTCCTTAGATGTACGTCGGGTAGTATTCGATGGTCAGCGTCTCCGGACAGGTCAGCGTGTTTTCACCCGGTACGAGCGCCGGGAAGTGCAGGAAGCTCATATTCCCCGCGCAGGGCGCCCCGTTCTGCAGGATCCGGCCGTTGATACCGTCCACGGTGAGCACGTCGCCCTGCCGGACGTTCGTGATCGTGACAGTGTCGACCGTGATGCTGCTATATGCTTGCGACGCCGTGCAGGTGAGCCTGCAGTCCGTCCGCGGCATAGTCGATTCGCAGTAGATCGAGTTCCCTGAAGATGTCACGAGCGGATCGTGCCGGAGCCCTTCGAACGTATAAGAGCAGAGCGCGATCACGCCCGGCCCTTCGACGCCGAGGATCTGCATTTCCCCGGCGTTCGTCAGGACGGACGAGTACAGGAAGCCGTCAGGGAGGGCAAGTTCCAGCTTCCCGAACAGGAGCGCGTCGATCTTGCTCTTCATGAGCGTGATCGTCCGCCGGTCTTTCGCTTTATAAAACAGGTTGACCGCGATCTCCCTCCTCCCGAAGGTCGAGGAGAGCAAGTTGAAGCCGGTCCGGTTCCTTCCCTGGAAGACCTCGTTCGCGATTTGAGTCGGCCCGACCTTGAACGACTCGACGATGGCTCCATACGTGGAGAGGGCTTCCCCGTTGACGTACATGTCGAGGTCCTGCGGGCATAGCGTGTTATTTTTCATTTAGCGCGCCTCCCAGGCGAGTTGTTCATTCATGTAGTAGGCGGACCCGCGCGCGATCTCCCGGCCGTCGAGGTAGAGCGGCACGGTGATCTCCGCGCTGCTCCTCGCGCTGATAGACGCGCCGAGGCTCTGCGCGTAGCCCTGCAGGTCCGGCAGGTCGTATGAGACGGCGCCGAACGCTCCCGTCGACAGCTTCCGCATGCTCTCGTCGACCTCGTCCGCGCCTTCCTCGATGCCCTCCGCCATACCGGCGGGGATCTGTTTGCCGATCTGGTCGCGCATCAGCTTTGACGGAGACGAGATGCCGAAGAAGGACTTCACCGAGTTGAACGCGCCGCGCGCGATGTTCGTGATCGCGTCCCACAGATAGCTTGCCGCCGCTTCAACTCCGCGGACGATGCCCATCAGGATGTCTTTGCCGAGCTGCAGCCAGTCGGTATTCATGATGGTCTGCTTTATGCTCTCATTGAGCTTCATCGCGCACGCGATCAGCTTCGGGATCGCGGCGACGATGCCCTCGATCAGCTTCCCGAGCAGCTCGCCGCCCTTCTCCAGGATCTCCGGGCCGTGGTCCATAATGTACTCGGCGAGAGAGGTCACGATTTTGATCGCCGCGTCGATCAGTTGAGGCGCTGCGTCGATCAGTCCTTCGGCGAGGGTCATGATGACCTGCACCGCGGTGTCAATGATCGTCGGCATGTTGTCCGCCAGCATCTGCGCGAGCATGACCACGATCTGGACCGCCGCCGGGGCTAACTGCGGAAGGAAAGAGAGCAGGCCGGAGACAAGCTTCTGGATCAGCTGAGACGCGACCGGGATCAGCTTCGGCAGCGACTGGACAAGACCGTCCACGAGGGACATGAAGACCTCCATGCCCGCGTCCAGGGCCTGCGGCGCCATCTCCAGGAGCTTCTGCAGAGCGTTCTGCGCGAAGTCTGCCACGGCTTGCACAGCTCCCTCCCAGTCGCCCTCCTGGAGGGCTGTGGCGACTTCGGAGAGCCCTTCCGTACCCATCTGGACGAACTCCCGCATTGCAGGCGTGAGCGCGTCAGAGATGGCGATCTTGACGCCCTCGAGCGCGCTCTGCATGAGTGTCAGGTCGCCCTGCAGGTTGTCGAGCTGTGTGTTCGCCATCTGCTCGGCGGCTCCCGCCGAGTTGTCGATCGCAGCTGCCAGCTCGTCGAAGCGTTCCGCAGACGTGCCGAGCATCGCGTTGACGCTCTTTAGGTCGACCTTGTTGAAGATCGTGTTCAGGACCTCGGTCCGTTCCTGGTCCGTCATAGAGTCGAGCGTGTCTCCGAGGTCGAGGAAGATGTCGTTCAGCGGTCGCATCTTCCCTTCCGCATCGAACACCTGCAGACCGAGTGCTTCGATCGCGTCTCCCGCTTTGTCGGTCGGTGCGGACAGACTGAGGATCATGTTCCGGAGCGCTGTGCCGCCTTCGGATCCTTTTATGCCGTTATCTGCGAGCACGCCGAGGGCTGTCGAGAGCTCTGTCGTGCCCCCGGAGAGCATCTTCGCGGTGCCGCCAACGGTCAGGATCGCCTCGCCCAGCTGCTCGACGCTCGTGTTTGACTTCGAGGACGCCGCTGCCATTTTGTCGACGAGCGCGCTCGTCTCATCCAGCGACAGACCGAGAGCGGAGCTCGCGTCCGTCACCATGTCCGACGCGTAAGCGAGATCTATTCCGCCAGCCGCGGCGAGGTTCAGGACGTTCGGCAGCATGTTCATGCTGGTCTCGGCGTCATAGCCGGCGAGGGCCATGTAGTTGAGGGCCTCTGCCGCCTGTGTGGCGCTGAACGCGGTCTTCGCGCCCATCTCTTGTGCGAAGTCCCGCAGGTCCTGGATCTGGTCGACCGTGGTCCCCATCGTGGCGGCGACCTGGCTCATCGCGGAGTCGAAGGTCATGCCCGTTTGCACGGCGTCAGACGCGAAGCCGACCGCGGCCTTGCCGGCAGCGATAAACGCTGCCCCGACGTCCTTCAGGACCTGGTAGCCGAATTGCTTGTTCAGCTTCCCGCCGAGGCCGTCCAGCTTCGAAGACAGCGTCGATTCGGTGCTCTTTATATCTTTATCCAGTCCGCTCTGGTCGAGCTCGACCTGGTATTTTACGCTTCCAACGTCAGGCATTTTTCTTCACCGCCCTTGCGCTTAGCATCTCGAACAGTCTCGCCCAGCCTTCCTGGAGCGAGTGCTCGCTGCCGCGCAGCGCGTAAAGCGCCTTCAGGCGGGTGAGGTCAGCGATCTGTTTCGCGTTGTGTTTGTTTGGTGCCGGGATCTCCGCAGCGCGGATCCCGATGATCTCGGCGAGCTTCGTGCCCCCCGGCAGCGACTCGAGCAGCGCCCGGAACCGCAGGATGTGGATCGTCTTGTCCTCGTAGAGGTTTATCCCGTAGGCCTGCTGGAACGCGCCGCAGATGTAGCTCCAGTCCTGCTCGAGGTCCATCCGCTTCGGACCGTCCGGCCGCGGCCGGTCATCCTTCACGAGCTCGAAGATCGCCTCGAGCAGCCCCGGCTCCTCCGGGTGCCGTCCCACGACGAGCAGGTCAAGCGCCCCGCACAGCTTCAGGTCGTCGGGCAGGCGCTTGTCTGCGAGCAGGTCCGCCGCAGAGAAAAAAGCCGCGTAGGACAGGTCGAGCGCGTAGGTCTCGCCCCGGTACTCGACCTCCTCCGGCAGGACTTCGTAGGGCTTCACTTTTTCCAGGACTTCGTCGAGTATTTCCGCGCGACCTGAAGCTGTGCCTCCCGGATCTTCGGCACGACGACGTCCTGAAGGAACGGGACAAAATCCGCGAGCATCTCGGTGTGGTTGCCGTCGTAGAACTCGACGATCTCCCCGGTCTGCTCCGGACCGAACACGACCGCGAACAGGTCGAGGACTGCACGGCCGAGGGCCGCGTAGGCGTCACCGATGTTCTCTTGGTCGATGCCCTGCTTCTGTATGTCGCGAAGCTGGCGCTCCGCGTCCGCGAGCTGTTCAGCCGCCGTGGTGTACTGCCGGAGGATCTGGTGCACGTCAAGGTCGACGGACACGGTCAGCTCCTTCCCGTTTTCGTCTTCTACTGTTACCTCTTCCCGCACGTGCGGGGCCTTCTGGATCCTATATGCCATTTTTCCCTCCTTACTCCAAAAAGAAGCGGACCGCAGTCATGCGGCCCGCCGTGTTACCTTATGATGCCCACGCGTCACCCTGGAACGGTGCACCGTTGAAACGGACCTCAACCGAGCACGCGGACGCGTCGTTTGTTGCGCCGCTGATGTCGGTCATGTTGCAGAGCGTGACGTTCGCGCTGATGAGCGTCTCCGTCGTGCCCGCGTCGTCGGTCCTCTTCATCCTGAAGTGCGTGTCCCGGTTGCCCATGAGGTCGTACTTCTTGCCGAAGATGTAGTCCTGCGCGGCGTCGCCATAGATCCGGCGGCCGGACAGGGTGATCGTCGGCGCGATGCCAGTCACGTAGTTCGCCGGGTATCCGTTGCCGCACAGGAAGAAATGCTGCTGCACGGTCTCGTTCAGCGCCTCGGCGATGTTATCGAAGCCGGCGCAGATCGTCGCCCATGTGGGCGTGGTCGCGCTCGGTGTGGTGTCGATCTCCGCGCTGTAGGTATACAGCGGAGCGACTTCCGGCTTGGTATAATTTTTAATGTCTGCTGCTGTAGGCATTTTTTACCTCCAATAAAAATCGATCTCGAACGAGGACCCGCAGATCCACTGATGGTTCTGCTCCCTGCCGATGATGCTCGGCGCGGAAGTAGTCCGAACAGCGATCACCTGCGCCTCCCCGGTGCTGAGGTCCGTGTGGTCGTGTGTCTTTGTGAGCCGCGTGTGGATCGCCGTCAGCGCGTCCAGAACGACCTGCTGGCTCTCGTGCTTGCCGTTCAGGAGGACCGGCAGCGTGTAGAGCTCGCCCGTGTTCAGGTGCTCTTCTGTCGCGAAGCCGCCGTTCTGGATCATGCAGATCCCGTTCTTCGGCGGGTCGGACCCATACACGATAATCGCGTATGGCGTTGTGGTTTCTGCCGCCTCCGTGACTTTCTCCATGATGTCAGAAATAAAACTCATTTCAGCGCCCTCGTGAAGGCTTTCTGCGCGATCTCGCGCCACTGCTTCTGGTGACTTGATTTTGCTTTGTCGACCCACTGCGTCCCGGTGCCCGGTGTGGTGTAGTGCCTGACCCGGTGCGTGCCGTCTGCGCGCACGCCGAACCACTGATAGAGCGCATAGACCGTGTCCCATACGATATAGAACCGGCCGCTCTCTCCCCGCTCCACCTTCCCGGACTCGCGCAGGTGTCCCGCCGACTGAGAGGACCCGGCCGAGTATGGCACGTAGCTCTCACTGTCCGCGAGCATCTGCTCCGCGAGCGCGTAGGCCGCGACGTCCGCCGCCTTGTTGATCTCGCCGATCCACTTCGCCTTGTCGGTCTTAACAATTACAGCCATTAAACAAGCCCCAGCTCCCAATGGTGCCGCCGTGTGGCTGGCACGTCTGGAAAATCATCCACTGAGAGGACAGCGTAGTCGCCGACCTCGTTCCCTGCTGCGTCGTAGACCTTCACCCGCATCGTGTCTCCGGCCTCCAGCGACTGATTCTGCAGCGCGTAAAGGTCGAGGGCAGGCAGCGACCGCCGGGCGTCCACGAACAGGAGCCCGCGCAGCTGTGCCTCCGTGTCGTTCGCGCCCTTGATCACCTCGTTCGAGGATTGCAGGTGCACGTGCTCCACGGTGTACTTGGTGTAGATCTTCTGCTGGTAGCGGTCCTCGATGTCCGACACGACGTAAAAGACCGCCGTGTCGTGCAGCATCCGGCTCGGTATAGGTGCGAGACTCATACGATCCACCCCCAATACTGCGCGGGCATGCCCTGGACCGGCACGGCCGGATTCAGGAGCCCCGTCTGCTCGAGGTAGACGTACACCGCCGGCGCGATCATGGAACGCGCACCGGTCGCTGCTCCCGCGGAGCTGCTCCCCTCGTGCACGCTGACCCGGCCGACCGTGAAGCCGCCGCCCGCTTCCTTGCCGAAGACCGCAAGGGACAGACCGTACTCGAGGAAGTATTCGATCTGCGAGCAGATGGCCTTCTGGACCGCCAGCAAGACGGACGCCGGAAGGGCGCCCGCCTCTTCTTCTGTTTTCTTAATGAGGCCGAGGATCAGATCCTCGGCCCGTGCGTCATATCTCGGGAAGTCCGCCTCGGCGATCGCTTCCCCGTAGTAGGTATCCGTGTAAAACGTATAGGTCACGAGCGCCACGGCGTCCCTCCTTCCGTTTCATCAGGCAGAGATGTTCGCCCGGATGCCTGCGGTCCTCTTCGACAGGTTGAAGACGTCGTAGTAGTAGGACTCGTAGTACACGTTCTTGCCCTTCGTCGCAGCGGAAGGCGCAGAGATCATGCTGACCTCGTACACGACCGGAGCGATGACCGCCAGCGGGTCGACCATGATCAGGTTGATCTGCTTCGCCGCCTGAGTCGCAACAAAGCCTTCCGTGAAGTCATACGCGGACTGCATCAGGTCGCTCGGGACCTCGACGATGCGGACGCCGTCCAACTTCGCGATGTTCCTGTCGACCGCCTGGATGCCGTTCGCGACTTCCAGGAAGCGGGTGATGCCGGCAGCCTGCTTCAGGAGCTTATAGGTCGCGGGCGTCACGTAGCAGATCACGCGGTCGCGGTTGACGCGGGCGTTCGTCATTGCTTCCAGATAGTCGTCCCACTTGCTGAGGATGTTCGCCGCGGTGAGGGCGGTGCTGTCAGCCGTGGAGGCTGCAGTCGCGAAGCCGCCGAGCTTGCTCGCCATGTAGGCGTCCATCTCCGGGATCTTCTGAAACTCGTTGAAGGTGCGGGTGATGTTCGCGATCGTGGCGACCTCGTTCGTCTCGACGATGTCCATCTCATCGAGGATGGTGTCCCACTCGCGGTACATCGTCATGACCTTTGGCTCCCAGGTCAGGTTGAACTTCCTGGTGAACTGGCCGTTCATCGCGTCGCGGTTGACGGCGTGAGCGCCGCCGACTTCCATCGAAGGGATCATGATGCTGTTCGCATTGATCGGGCGGAAGCGCTGGCTGTTCTGGCTGCCCCAGATGTCGCCGAAGTAGCTGAGGTACGGATACGCGTTCGCGAGTTCCTTGCCGTACTGGACGGCGTAGTTGATAGCGCTGGGTGTGAAAGGCATAATTTTCCTCCTTATGCTTTACCGAAGCCCCACACGTCCGCGAAGCTCGGTGCCTTGTCGCCCTTCGGAAGGCTTCCTCCGGTCGGCGCGCCGAACTGCGGCTTCTGCGGTTCTTCTTTTTCTTCTTGTTCTGCTGCTGTGAACAGGTCCGGCATTGTTTCCTTGATGGTGGTCAGCTGCTCCGCGTAGGGCTTGTGCCCTTCCTCGTGGTCGAGCTGTCCCCATATCATGTCCTTGTATGGTGCCTTGACGCCTGCGAAGTCCGTGCCGCTGAAGGCCTCCAGCTTCGCCGTCTTGGCTGCGAGCTTCAGATACGCGTCCGACTTCGTCGGGTCCTGCTCCGGGATCGCGGCCTTCGCCGCTTCGATGGCTGCCTCGCTGTCGCTCTTGGTGACGTAGTTCGCCGCCAGCGACCGGCCCGCCTCGGTCATGATCCACTCGATCTGTTCGTCGCTCAGTCCTTTTGCCTTTAGATCTGCTCGTTTGAAAAGTGCCATTTTTCCATCTCCTTTTCCGGCCCGATGCGGCCGCGCTGTGTCTTTTACCGCGTGATTTCACTCCGCGATTTGTGCATGAAAAAAGCACCCCGTCGGGTGCCTCATTCGTCTTCTTCGTCAGCGTCGGATGCTCCGACGCTCTCGTCCAGTCTTGCGATCGCCTGCTGCAGGATGGTCTTCGCCGCGTCGCGCAGGGCCTTCCGGCTCGCTTCATCTTCAACTCGCAGAGCGTTCTCGACGATGCCGCCCGCGGCCCGGATCATGTCACCGACTTCCCACGCTTCCCGGTCCTTCCGTTCCATCTCATTTTCGGGCATTGGTCTTTCCTCCCTTCTTCGGCTCGGCCTTCGCAGCCGGCTTCTTCTCTGCAGGTTCAGCTGCTGCAGGTGCCGGGACGACTGCCCCGCACAGTCCGCAGACGCGCTGGCCGTTTTTGATGGAGACGAACGCCTCCGGGTGTTTACATTCCATCACTGTCCTCCTGTTCTATCTTTTCAAGATCTCCGGGTATCCATTCGAACCGGTCGCCCTTCAACATCTGCTTGACCTGCTCGCGTGTGAGCTCGTCAGATTTGCTTTGCCCTGTCTTCATCATAGATTCCGAGCCTCTTCCACCTGTCGACCACTTCTTCCTTCGTGGCGTATTCGATCTCGCCCTTCCTGCTCCCGAGGTATTCCATCTCGACGATCGTGTCCTCGCCGGATTGCCGGACGCCATTGATCCGGAACTCCGCGCCGCGGGGAAGGAGGAACTCGTACTCCTCGTCCTCCGCTCCCGAGAGAGGATTGATCCAGGCGCCGTGGCCGGTGCCGGCCGGGACGTCTATCTGCATGACGATATTCCCGCTGGCTACTTTTTTACTTAGCGCGCTGGTAGACACGAACCCGTCATCCCGGAAGGTTGCCCCGGCTTCCAGCTTCAGCACTTCGAGGACGTCCTTGTCGCATGTTCGGAACACACGGATCGGGTCGGTCAGCTCGAAGGACTCGAGCGCGCTGTCTATGTTTCCGATCATCTGCTGGATCCCCATGTTCTCTGTCCGATCCCATGCCTCGACCATTCGCTCTGTCATCTCCCGCCGCAGTAGTCCGTTGATTCCGGAATATGCATCGCCGGAATAGTTTCCGATCGCGGTCGTCTGGTCTCCGCTGAGCTTGTTTATCCAGGCGCCGTACATACTCCGCTCATATGCTTCGCGCTGCCGGTCGTACTCTTCGCGGTTTTCACGCCGGAGGGACCGTTCAGGACGCGCGCCGAAGAACGCGGTCGCCTGCTTCCCGGTCTCGAAGGTCTTCGGTGCGGGTGTCGCTGGCGCCGGTGCCGCAGGTTTCAGGCTCTGCGGCGGCAGTCCTGGCATGACCTTCGCCGCGATCTGCTCGCGGTCGTAGCGCCTCGCGCGCCCGGTCTCTTTAATGAACGCCCGCATGCGTGCCTGTTCCTCCGCGACCTTCTGCTTCGCCGCTTTGGCGGCTTCCTCGTCGCCGGTCGCCTTCGCGATCTCGAGGTCTCGCTTCGCCGCGCGGATGTCGCGCTCGTACTGTCTCTGCTTCTGGCTCTCCTCGTACTCCCGCGCGTTCTCCTCCGGTGTCTGAGTCGGCCCCGGCTGCGGGTAGCTGTAGCCGCTGATGAACGGGATCGGGTGGTGCCCGCAGTTGATCCCGAAGATGCCCGCGGTCTCGCCGTAGCTGGTGCTGTAGATCGAGTCGTACTCGTAAGCCTTGCCGTCCCCGTCGTAGACCGTGCCGGACCCGTGCCCCCATGTGTAGAGACCGCCCTGGTATGGCGCGCATAAGGGACGCGAGCCGGGGTGGACGCTGATCTGGAAGACGTCGCCGCCGCCGAACTCCTGCTGCCTCGCCCGGATGGACTCGATCGCCGCGTTGTGGGACGTCGTCCTGACTACCATCGCGGCATACGCCTCCGGGCTCCAGGCGCGCCCTGCGCGGTCGTAGAAGCCCGCGAGCCCTGTCTTCGACAAATCGTCCATCGCCTTCCGGATAGCCCGCGTGCGGGTCTCAGAGCCCGTCACAACGGCGAGGGACTGCGTCTCGAGGATGCGCTTCGCTTCCTGCAGCTCTTCCTCGTTCACGACCTGCTGGACGGCCTTCACGTATGCCTGCCGCGTCGACTCGAGCATCGTCGTGTTCGTCATGTTCATTTTGTCGACCGCCTGTTCGGTGTAGGCGGTCACCATGCGCCGGATCTCCGGAGAGGTCGTCGCGCTGGTTCCGGGATCCTGAAGGATGCCCTTCTCCGCAGCCGCCCGGAGCTGCGGGTCGATGTCGAGGCACGCCTTCTCGCTGACCTGCAGGAAGGCCCTCTCGATCTCCTCCGGCAGCATGCCGGTGTTCTTCGCGATAATGTCGACGCTCTCCTTCGTGAGCGCGCCGAGCTCGCTGAGCTTCTTGATCTCCCAATAACGCGTCCGCTCCCATCCGGTGATCTGGAAGTGCCGCGCGATATTGACCAGGAGCTCGTCGACGGTCCTCTGGTAGATCTCCTCGACCGGCTCCGAGATGTCCAAAATGTCCTTCGGAGTCATCGTCCTCTCCTCAATGTCCCCGGCTTAACCGGCAGCCGGGGTGAGGCTACTCACAGCTTACCCGGGCAGCTGCTTTCGTTGTGGTCACTCCGCGCCGTTGTAGTCCATCACGTCAAGGCGCGGCAGGGTAACGGTGTTCTCCTGCGCGATCCGCTGCAGCTCTGCGTCTGCGTCCTCGTCGGTCAAGTTAATTCCGTATTTCGGGTCAGTCAGGAACGTCTTCTTGCTCATGAGGCCGGCACCGACGAGCGTGATGCCCTCATTGATGTTCGTCTGCCGGTCCTGTGTGATGCCGTCGTCAAGGCTGACCTTGACCTCGTAGCCGCGGGACGCGAGCGCCTCGATCTTCTGCCCTTCGTAGTCCATATCATAGAGGCGCGCGACCGTGATGATCGCGTCCACGATCCGGACGATCGCCGGCGTGATCTGGTTCTGGTAGCTCTTGACGGTCTTGTAAGTCTTCGAGTTCTCGGAGACAACTTCCGTCGCCGTCTTCAGGCCGCTCGCCGCGTCGAAGGAAAAGGTCCCCGCGGACAGACCGACCTGCAGGCAGAAGATGTTCAGGAACGCGTTCAGCGCCGCCACGTGCTCCTCCACGCGGAGCTCGACGGAGTTGTCCTGGATCCGGAGCGTGTCCGGGTCGTCGGTGCTGAGCGCTTCGTAGGTCTCGTCGTTCGCGTCGAAGTAGCGGACCATCCTGCCGGTCAGCGGGTCCGGCACCTGCCGGATCATCCGCGCCGGGACGATGATCCTCTTCTTACCGAGGCGGAACTCGCGGACGAACGAGTCGAAGCACACATCGATCGCGTGCAGCGTCTCCAGCGCGTTCGCATAAAGAGATACGCCCAACGGGCTGTTGTCGTCGATGTTGTTCGCGATCGGTGTCCTGAAGTATGAGAACAGGGACTCCTCCACGTTGATCCTCGTCTCGTCGTCAAGGTACGGATAGAGCTCCGCGAGCGGGTACCGGAAGCCGAGGATGTCCTGCGCCTCGCCGGTGCCTCCCTTCTTCATCTCGGACCGGAACAGCTCGTTCGTGATGACATAGGTCACGCCGTCCCACTTGTGCCACTCGAGGCGGGTGTAGTAGTAGCCGTCCTTCGCCTGCCGTGAGACGAAAATGCCCTCGCTTATCGTCGCGTTGTCCCACGCGATCGGGACGAACTGATCCGCCATCGCATAGCCGAGACGGATCCTGCCGGTGCCTTCGATCTCGTTCCCGTTCTCGTCGTGCTTCGCTTCGCGCCACGCCTTCATCGCCGCGCCGCCGAGGGCTGCGCCCTGCTCGATCAGCTCCTGCATCTTCTGTCCGAAGTTGTTCTGCCGCAGGACCTCATTCACGAACGCGTTCAGCGGGTCGTCTTCTCCCTCGAAGCCTTCCATGCTGACGTCAACGGAGCATTGATCCGTCCATACCATCCCCGCCAGCTCGGCGCAGACCGCCTTCGCGAGGCTGAGGTATGCCAGGTTCCGCTGTGCGTCAGGGTTCGCGATCGTAGGCGCCGCGACAACGTGCCACGGCTTATAGAATCCGCGGTAGATGTACTTCCACGGAAAGATCCCGAAGTTGTAAAACTGATTGAAGGCCGGGACGCCCTCCAGGTCGAAGATGCTCTTGTATTCCTTGCCGAGCTGCGCCGTGGCGCCCGCTCTTATCAGTGCGTCCTGCATCGCCTTTTTTATCCTCTCGAACATGTCGTCACCAATATCCGTATGTTTTCGCGAAGTAGTTGTGCGCGTAGCGTGCTTCGTCGAGACAATGGTTGTACGCGTCGACGGGCTCGCCGTTGTCGTCGACACAATATAGGCCGAGCTCCTTGATGATCGGCTCCACGCCGTAGCGCTGGTCGTCGACCAGGTAGAACCGGCCGTCGCTCATCGCGTTCTGCAGCTCCTCGATGCCGACCTTGATCCCTTTGCTGGTTCCTTTTATATCGTGGCCGTTGTTGTCGGCCTTCGTTGTTGCGTAGCCGAGCTTCTCGATCTCCAGCCGGAGCGCTTTGCACGCCGGGTCGATCATGATCGCGCTCTCGCGCATCTCGGTCTTCTGCCGCATCGCCGGAATGAACTCGCCGCAGATGTGGCGCGCCTGGTCGCTCATTGCCATCTGTCCGCCGTCGTAGTGCCAGTTCCCGACACGGAACAGCCGGTGCGTCCGGTTCTCCATCATGCCGACAACGTAGCACCCGATCGAGGTCGCGTCGGTCGCGCCGCCATCTCCGGCGAAGTACATCTCCATCTTCGCGATCCCTTCGGGGATCCTGTCGAGGATATGCCGGTTCGTGTCAAACATCCAATAAATGACGCCCTGCGGGATCGTCCGCTCCCCGAGCCAGTCACGCTTCCAGAGAAACGTCGACTTGCTGCAGGCAGTCTTTATCTCTTCCAGCCGCTGCGGCGTGAGGACCGGGTTGTCCTGGCACGTCCAGTGCATGAAGCGGCAGTCCTGCACCTGCAGGACTTCCTTGATCACGGGATCCTGCGGCGCCGGCGGGTTGCAGTCGGCGATGTGCCAGCGGTCCTTCGCCGCGTAGGTACGGCGCAGGCACTCCTGGATCATCGTCAGGTGCAGCAGGTTGATCTCGCAGAAATAAACGGACCCGAGGCTCATGCCGGTGATGCTCTTGTGGCTGTCCGCCTTGCCGCCGCCCTTCCAGTAGACCTTCCGCACGTTCCGCTCGCTTCCGAAGCGGCTCGGCGGCAGCGTGATCAGCAAGTGCGCGCCCTCGTCATCGTGCGAGGGCTTGACGTAGCCCGCGAAGTTATGGATGAGGCCGAAGCCGTCGCCGTCGATGATGAGCCGGTACGCCTGCTCCGCGCTGTAGGCGGTGACGAGGTGGTTCGTGTCCCTGCAGCCGATCAGGTGCCGGGTGAAGCGCGCCGTCGCTGCTGTAGTCTTGCCGGATCTCGGTGTGCCTTCCATCCAGTCGAGCGTATGGTCGAAGGGTGCGGTGATCAGCTCGCGCTGCTTCGGGCTCCATATGATCGAGGCGCTCATGCCTTGCCCCTCTCGAGCTCGATCAGGGACTCCAGGACGCCGTTCGACGGTGTGAGCGTCAGGTCGTTCTTCTCGCGCCACTGGTCCGGCTTCCGGTTCTTCAGCCAGAAGATCTGCGCCGTCACTTGCGGCGGCACGTGGATCTCTTCCTCAACGGCCACCCAGCGCTCGACCTCGCGGACCTTCCTGCCGGTCTCCGGATCGTATTCTACGTCCCGAACTTTGACCGGCTTCCGTATCGTTTGCGTGTAGCCGATCGCGCTCTTGAAGAGGGCGTTCTCGACCTCACGGTCGACGACCTCCTTCCCTTTGCGCAGCGCTTCAGCTATCGCGGGGAACTGGTTCTTCCAGTCCTTCAGAGACGTATAGGAGACGCCCATGTTGCGAGCGATCTGTTTATCAATCAGGCCGTCCCGCGCCCAGCCGGTGATCTTCAGCAGGCCCTCTTCGGTCAGCCATCGATCGTATTTTCTGGACACGAGGCACCTCCAGGCATTAAAAGAGGCCCGGGAAAGGTCCGGGCCCTGAGTAAGGGGAAATACGAGAGCGACGAGGCGGGCCTCACTCCCTCCTCGTCGTTCCGATCCACTATAGATAATAACACGGCGGGCTTATGAACTTTATGCACACTTTTCGGAAAGATGCACGACCGCCCGGTGCTTTGCCTTGAACACGCCGCGGATCGAGTAGTGCACGATCTCCGCCACCTTCCGCGCTGGAAGCCGCCCCACGTAGAAGGCGAGCAGGATGATCTGTTCTGTGTCGCTCTCGAGCTGTGTGACTGCGTCATTGACCGCGATGATCTGCTGTGCCTTCAGGTCGCGCAGGTCGATGATCTCCCGCTCCAGGTCGGCGACCTTCGCGCCGATCTCGCTCATGCGGTCAGACGGCGAGCTCTGCACCTTGTCGAGGTCGTAGCGGATGCCAGCCGGCAGCAGGCAGCTCTGCAGCTCGTCGTGCTGCAGCTGCTTCTTCACGATCTCCGCTTCGGTCCTCCGGATGCTGTCCAAAAAGGCGTATGCTTCAGAGATCGTCATCGTCATCCCTCCCTGCCATAAAGAGCAGCGCAGCGATAAAAACACCGCACCACCCGCCAATAAGGAACCAAAAAAGATTATGCAGCATACTTTACCTCCCTAAACTCTGAACGATTGCTCTCTCTCCCTCTGATAGCTCCCAACGATGAGCGGCGGCTCGTTCGGCGGCGGCTCGTTCGGCGGCGGCTCGTTCGGCGGCGGCTCGTTCGGCGGCGGCTCGTTCGGCGGCGGCTCGTTCGCTGAGCAGGTAGCCCTTCCCATAGATCGCCTTCCCGAACTCCTTCTGGGCGTCGAGCGCGCTGACCTGCATGCTCTCCGCGACAGAGACCCGGAAGTCGATGTCGTAATGGCTCCAGCGCGCGAGCATCGGCGCGGTGATGACCTCGTCCGGGTAGCTGTACTTCGGCAGCTCCTTGTGCATCTCCTGTCTCACGGCGTCGCTCGCCTCCTGCACCGCCTTGTACAGTGTCGGCGCGGTCCGGGTCCTGATCTGAGGGTCTTCGAGGTTCGTCAGGAACGAGGTGTTCACGCTCGCGCCGTTCTCATAGATGACCGAAGCGCCCGTCGGGATCGCGCAGCATGTCGAGGCGCTGGAAGAGAACAGGGTCAGCGTTGGCGCGAACAGGAAGAAGCGGATGCCGTTGTCGTGGTAGTAGTTGAGGATCTCCGCGAGGATGCTGAACGGCGGGTTGTCCACGACGACCGCGCCCTTCGCGTATCGCTCCTTCTGATAGTCGCCGCCGGGATAGAACGGCCGGACCATCTGCGAGCGCTTCACCCCGTACTCCTTCCGGACCCACTCCGCGACGGCCTCATACACGAGGTCCGGCGTGTAGCAGTCGTCCGTGGTCTTCTTCAGCTCGAACTTGTCCAGGAACTCGTTGTACTCGTCATTGCCCTCCTGCCTGCTGCCGTCCATCCTCTCGCGCTCCTGGAACCATCTGTCAGATATTTCCCCCATATCGAAGCCGAAGCCCGTCATGTCGAAGGACGGAAGATCCTGAAGCTCCAGCGGCAGCAGGTCAGCGTCCCAGCTCGAGAGCTCCGCGGTCTTGTTGTGCGCGAGCGCGTAGGCCCTGCGCTGCTCATCCGTCAGGTCGTCGAGGCGGATGCACGGGACCTCGGTCATGCCGAGCGACTTCGCCGCCAGCACGCGCCCGTGCCCCTCCACGATGATGTTGTTCGGGCCCCATACGCCCACGGGGTCCCGGAAGCCGAACGCCTCGATGCTCTTCGCTATGGCGGCCACGTCCGCCGCCTCGTGCTTCCTGGCGTTCTTCTCGTATGGCCGCAGGTCTTTGATCTTGATGGTCTCTGTCTTCACTCTTGTCCTCCTATCAGTCGAAGGAAGCCCTCGTCCGTCAGCCTGTCACGGGCTTCGTCTTCCGTCATGATGATCGCGTCGTCGTACTCGCTCTCGCCCTCTCTGAGGCCGTCCTGGAAGCCCTCCGCGTAGATGTTCCGCAGGTAGTCGAACATCTCCGCGCCGGACAGCTTCCGGAGCTTCCGGAGCATGTCACGGGGCACCCTTCCGCTCATACGCTCCCTCCTATCCGCCAGGTCTGCTTTCGTGTATAGGTGAACAGGACTGTGCTCTCATCCTTCTCCCATTCATTCATGTCGTGCTCCCTTTCGAACTTTTTCCATGCTCTCGCGCTCTGTGACCGGTTCGAAGCCGATGACAACGGTCTCCGTTATGATCATCTGTCCGCCTCCTTCCACGCCTGGTACAATGCCCACGCGATCGGGTTGTGTATCTGCGGCATGTGCTTCGCTTCAACGTAGTACAGCCGGACGCGCTGGATCGCCTTCTCCAGTTTGTGGTCTTCACGCTTCGGCTGCTGCAGATCGTTCACGGCTTCTTCTCTGCTCATCCTGCTTCTCCTTCCGTTTGTAGTAGTTCCTCCGGCTCTTCTCCCTGATCTCTTCCGCGTGCTCCTGGTAGTACGCCTGCCGCCTCTCCCGCAGCGCGTCCTCGTGCTTCTCCCGGTAGCGCTTCTGCTGCTCGTGCAGCCGGTCGCGGTTATCGTCTCTCCACGCCCGGAGCTTCTCCGCCTGCTCTTCCTTGTGCGTCTCGTAGTATCTGTGGTGCCGTGCCTTCTCGGCGGCCTTCGCCTTCTTCCGCTTCAGGATCTCGCCGAGGTCGTTCGCGGCTGTGTACGGCTTCCGCTTGAATATCTCCGCGACCTTCACGTCGCCCTTCGGGCTGATCGCCGCATCCAGCGCCATCTTGTGGCGCAGGTATGCCGGCCTGCACTCCTGCTTGCTCATGAGATGGCCTCCTCGATCTTCCTCTGCAGCTGTACGGATGGCATGAAATCTTCTTTTAAGTATTCCGACAGCACTTCTGGTTTGTAAGTCCCATAGCCAATAAACGCTTGCCCGTTTTCCGTGTATTTGATTGAGAAATACGGTTTCCCTTCGCACTCTGGATATGTACTGATTGTTGGATACTCAACAATGATCCCTTGAAATATTCTTCCGTGTTGCTTTTCCGGCTGTACGGATGGCAACATCATCAATTCCGTCATCACCATCGCCTTATCTACCAAAAGCACATCGTCTGATATTGGGCTGATAATAGCGTCTTGATCCCGTACCGCATCAATCGCCGCTTTTCTTGAAATCAGTTCGTCTTTAGGAACATTTTGTGCCGATTCTCCCGTTCGTTCCTCTGTTTCTGGCTGTACGGATGGCAAATGTTCCGTGAAAAATATAATTCTGCCCATCAATGATTTTTGAGTGTCACTTTTTGCTTTCGCCTTGGCTATACGTGCCAATCCGTCAAGCATCATCTGTCTGCTTATGCAATCATTTAACTTGCCGGTAACTTGCCGCGGTTCGATGGTGGGCTGATTGTCTATCCACTCCATAATGTTTTTTATGGTCTTGCTGTCGTTTCCCTCGATGTGTTCCTTCATGTAGTCCGCGTCGATCGGTCTCATTCCTTCCTCCTCTCTTTTAAGGCAGCCAGGAGAGCCGCCTGTGAAGTGTCTTTCGCCTGCAGCGCCCGGAGCACCTGCTCGTCCACTGTCCCCTCCGTGATCAGGTGATGGATGATCACGGGTTTCTCCTGCCCCTGCCTGTGGAGCCTTGCGTTCGCCTGCTGATATAACTCGAGTGACCACGTGAGCCCATACCACACGATCACGTGCCCGCCCTCCTGCAGGTTCAGCCCATAACCCACGGAAGCGGGATGCGCGAGCAGCACCCGGATCTCCCCGCGGTTCCACGCTGCGATGTCTTCAGGGCCTTCCAGCGTCCGCGCGTCCGGGATCCTTCGCTGTATCGTCTCGAGGTCGTGCCGGAAGCTGTAGAAGACCAGGACCGGCTCGTCCGTCGTGTCCACGATCTCCTCCAGCGCTTCCGCCTTCTCCTCATGGACTCGGACGACTCCGCCGCCCTCCGCGTAGACGGACCCGTTCGCGATCTGCAGGAGCTTGTTCATCACCGCCGCGGCGGACAGCGCGACGACCGTCTCGTCTTCCGACAGCTGCAGGAGCTGGTCGCGCTCCATCTCGTCGTACAGCTTCCGCTCCTTCTCCGTCAGCTTCACCGGGATCACGTTGTCGATCCTCTCCGGCAGCTGCAGATAGTCCGCGGCGCTCATGCTGACGCAGATGTCGCTGATCCTCTTCCGGATCTGCTCGGCGGCTCCCTTCCGGGGCTCCCACTTGTACACCGTGTACCCGTTCCGCATGCCCGGCCTGAAATACTCGTCCCTATACCAGCTGATCGTCTTCCCGAGGCGCTCGCCCTGGTCGAGGAGGTACATTTCCGACCAGAGATCCATGAGCCCGTTCGGCGACGGCGTGCCGGTGAGGCCGACGACGCGCTTCGCGCAGGGTGCCGCCTTCCGCAGCGCCCGGAAGCGCTTCGCCTGCGGGTTCTTAAAGCTGGACAGCTCGTCGACGACGATCATGTCGAACGGCCAGCCCTTCCGCCGCTTCTGCAGAAGCTCCACGAGCCAGACGACGTTGTCGCGCCCGATCACGTAGAGATCCGCCTCCGCATCCAGCGCCGCCGTCCGCTGCGCCACTGTCCCGAGGACCGGCGAGATCGTCAGCTCCTGCAGGTGGTCCCACTTCGCCGCCTCCCTCGTCCACGTGTCCTCCGCGACGCGCTTCGGTGCGATGACCAGGACGCGCGAGACTTCGAACCGGTCATAGACCAGCTCGCGGATCGCGGTCATGGTGATCACCGTTTTGCTGGACCGAGGCCCATATCCAGGAACAGGCCGACGCTCGGCTGGTCCAGGATCCGCCCGATTGCTCTCTGCTGATATTCGTGCGGTTTGAACCTCATACGATCACCTCCTTCCTGAAATGCTTTCGTTCAGGATTTCCAACGGCACGTGTTGTCCGTCGTGATAGTAATCAATCGAGGCCGTGCTGTGCTCTTTCATGTCCTGAAGGAAATCTTTCGCGCCAGTCATTCCCCTTACGACGCACACCTGCTGCTTCTTCTTTACCATTCGAGCGATCTGGTACCACTGGATCCTCGCCAGATGCCCGCCCACTGCTTTTAGCTCGACAAATACCGTTCGGCCGTCTGGAAACATTGCGACCCGGTCCGGCACCCCGTCGTTTCCAGGGCTGGTGAACTTCCAAAAGAAGCCGCTCATGACTTCAATCCGTTTTCGCAGCCACTCTTCTATGTCTCGCTCTCGTTCCGTCATCTTGTTCCTCCTGAAAACTCAGTATTTATGCGGGTTTCTTCTTCTTCGTGGAACAAGGGAACAAGTTGGAACCGTTTTCCTATATACGCGTATGTGCAAAAACACGCGGGCATATATGCGTATGTTTTTCTTATTCAAGAATCTATAGAAATCTTGTTCCATTGTTCCTTGTTCCAATTAGTTCCGTTTATAGACTCTCTGCTTCCCGTAGTTTGCAAGCCTCCGGCTCCCCCCTTTTGACCACCCCGGGATCTTTGCCATGATCTTCGCGATGGCGTAGGAGTCCTTCGCCTCGATCTTGTTCTGAGATCCATGCAGCGCCTCGACCCAGATCTCCATGTTCGAGACCTCCGTCCTCCGGATGACTCCGACCTCGTCGCTGTCGAGGAAGAGCGCGCGCTGGTCCGGATCCATCTTCTCCCAGTCTTCAGGCAGGAGCCGCTCCAGGTATTCCTCCACGAGTCCCTGCCGGTCATCCTGCTCCATCGCGTCACGCTGCGCGTCAACCGCCAGCGCTTCAGCTGCCTCGGACAGAACGAGATCCTCCCCGAGCTCGTAGGTGATCTTCGCCTCGGCCCAGATCTGGTCTACCGTTGTCGCGGTCAGGTCTCTCGCCTTCACGTGTTCGCCCTTCCTTATATGCACCGGCCAGAAGCGCCGGTTCCCTGTCACGTCCCGGAGGAAGCCTTCCTCCGCGTTCGTGGAACCGACTACAATACACTGCCGCGGCCGCTTCTCCTTGTAATGACCGAAGGCCGCCCGGTAGTCGTCGCTGGTCCTCGAGACGAAGCTCTTCACCGCCTCGATGTCCGCCTTCTTCATGCCGGTCATCTCGCCGATCTCGACGATCCACGCGCCCTGCAGCTGTTCGCCGCTGTCCTTGATCTTGTTCATCATGTCCATCTTCAGCGAGTCGGTGAACCATGCGGACTTCCTCGCGAGCCGCTCGAAGAACGTACTCTTGCCGGCACCCTGCGGTCCGATCAGGACAGTCATATAGTCGAACTTGACGCCCGGCTCGTATATCCGCGCGACCGCTGCCGTCAGCGACTTCCGGATCACTTCCCGCGTGTAGATGTTGTCGTCTGCGCCGAGGTAGTCGGTCAGGAGGCGATCGAGCCGCTCTGTCCCGTCCCATTGCGGAAGCGCTTCCAGATACTCCCGCACCGGATGATACTTTCGACGGTCGGCGACGGCGACCAGCGCGGTCCGAAGCCGCACTGCCGGGAACTCCACGCCGTGCGTCTGGGCAATGTACAGAAGAAGCTGCGCGTCATCCGCGTCCCTCCATGCGCCCCGGAGCTGCCCCCACGGAAGGTCGCCCGCGTAGATCAGCCCCTCCATCTCGTTGAAGCGGATGTTCTGCAGGCGCTCGTCGTTTTCGAGGATCAGCGTCGCGTTCGCCACGGTCGGCGCGATGCCCATCGCCGCGGTCATCTGCAGCTGGAGCCTCCAGTCGCCGTCCGTCACCGGCTCGGCGAAGTCGTCCTTCGCCTCTGCGTCCTTCTCCCGGTACATCTGGCGGATGCAGTCCTCGTCCTCGCGGATCAGATCCCTCAGCGCCTTCCAGCTCGGCGCGTTCGCGCCCCTCTTGCTGCTTCCCTCGTCGAGGTCGCGGAACTTGTACAACCGCACGAGGTCGAACGCGTTCAGCAGCTGCCCGCCGAGCGGATCCGTGCCGTGGTTCGAGTAGAAGAACTTCCCGCCCTCGTAGATCACGACGCCGGCCGCTGTGGAGCCCGCCGCGTAGGTGTAGCGGTCTTCCTTCGCTGTCGGCACGTAGACGCCCGGCAGGAACTTGTCCATCGCTTCCGTGACCGTGTACGTGCGGCAGAACAGTCCGACGATGCCCTTCTTCTCCAGCGGGTCGCCCTGCTTGTCCGCCTGTCTGCGCCGGATCCCGGTCATGCGTGACGACTCCGGCCACTCCGCGATGTCCGTCCAGTCGCGGTACTCGTGCAGGACCTCGTCCGCGCGCAGGAACGGCGCGTCCTCGTACTCGAAAAACGGATCCACGTCCGCGCTGTGCGACGGCCAGTACATGAGCCGCGTCGCCTGGTAGGTCGAGTCGTCGAAGTAGTCGATGCCGACCTTCTCCGCGACCTTCCGCGCGATCGCCTCGTACTCGTCCGCGGTGACCTCCCGGTCGATCGGGATGATCAGGCGCAGGCGCGGCGTCTGCTTCGTATGCTTGTGTGTCGAGTAGGCTGCCCACGCGCAGCTGAGCAGGAAGCCGTCGCGGATCTCTCCGGTCAGGTCTGCCGGTGCGAAGTCCGCGTCCAGCGTCACGATCTGCCGGGCGGCGACCTGCCCGTTCTGCCGGCGCCCGCCCTTCAGGTGGCCGCCGACAAAACCGCCGATGTCCTTGATCTGATCCTGCCGGTCCTTTGGCATTTTCATGTATTCCGCGTGCGTCTCGTAGGTCTGCACGCTCTCGGAGAGCTTCTTCAGCAGCGCCGACCACGAGATGCGCCGGTTCTTCCACGCGGTCTCGTAGCGGCTCTTCCCGGTGCTGATCAGGAGCTCCCCGTCGTTATTCACACGGAGGAGGCTTTCCTCCATCCGGATCACTTTCTGCTTTTCCATTGCTCCACCGTCTCCAGATTCTTTTCGAGCCTCGCGGCGTACTTCGCGTCGTAGGGCCTTGTCTCCCTGGCTTTTTCCTTCAGGAAGGTCTCGATCTCCTGCCCGATCTCG